TTCGCTCCTTAAAGTTGCTGATTCTGAGCTGCAGGTTGAGAATCATTATCGTTCACTGGCATATCCACTACATCATTGTCGACAATATTAATTAAATTATTTGGAGATGCTGATGGTCCGAAAAAGAAACCATTCCCAAAATTTTTTTTATTATGTGAAGTCCAAGCGGATTGTAAATTTTCGCCAACTGAAACCGTTGCATTTGTATTTTGAGAATTCAATATAATAGAAATAAAGTTTATAGATATTGCCACTTATATAACCACCTTAAAAAGATGTTTTTATATTTTATGTATAAAATATCGAATAGTTTCATGAATAGAAGAAACTTCTTTTTCTCAAACAATGATTGAATTCATAAAACAACCGCTGATCCATATCTTTTATGAATCAGCGGTTAAAAAATCAAAAATATCAACATTTAGTTAATGTCTATTATCCGATACTACCTTCCATCTCGAACTTGATTAATTTTGATAAAAATTACATTAAATATAACAAAACAAACAGTGAAAATATAAGGGTTTTGTCATTATTATAATAATTAAAATATATAATAAAAAATAAAATTGTGGGTATTTTGTGGGTAATTTTATATTTCACTAAAGACCTTAACTTCATTAGGGATGTTCTTGGTCCAGTCCAGGAACATCTTTTTTCTTTTGTCTGAATGAGTAAAGACACATAATCGTGGATTTTGAAATCGTTCTCTAATTTTGGGCCATAATTCTATATATTTATTAATTTTTTTCTTATTATCTTTCATATCTCGTTTATTATCGACCTCAATAAAATAACTATATCCATTTCTTTCAAAATACGCATCGGAAACAAATTTTTGTTTATTGGATACATTAATCCCTTCTACTTTAATAAAATTTAATACTGGACGATTCTGTTCGAATTCAACGACATATTCACGATGCCAAGATATAGGACAGTTATAATATATAAATACTAAATTACAAAGTAACATATGGTCGAAAAGTGGAGACTTTTTTACCTCGTTTTCAGATCCAAGAAAATTCCTTCCTTCTTTGTTTAAATAAACAATCTTTTGCTTTGAACGATCTACATTCAAATATTGTTCAAGGCTTTGTACAATGCGACATGTTTTGCGGTAATTACTAAATTTTAAAATTTCATGTAACTGTTTTACTGTTACTACTCCTAACCTATCAATCGTACCTAAAACCAATTCCATTCTGTCAATGTCCATAACATTCTCCTTTTCAGTTCGAATATCTTTTAAAGTAACATCTTGTGTCATTAGCAGTGTCATTGACCTATTTTGTAATGATTTATTGTCTACCTTGTATGTTAAGTGACTTTTAATCTCCGACTAAGAATACTCACCGTATTCTCCTTTTCTTCGTCTTTACTCAGAAAAGACATTTTTAAATTGTTGAAACATGAATTTATCATCAAGGTAGGGTATTTGCACTATTCTTTGTTTTTCAATCTTATAAATAGCTCTTCCGGGAATCGGTGGAAGCTCTTCCGCTCCATTTTCATCTAATATGACTTGGCTTGCTATTCGAGCAGCTGCAATAAACGATAACCTCGCCACTATGTTCATTTTTACTTGCATTGGTACAGCTTCTCTTGTTGGATATTGGGTACAGTAGAATAGTCTGTAACCTAATGCACCTCCGATTCTTGCGATTTCTGATAAAGCAGATTGGCAAAACTTCGCATACTTCCTTGCCTCACCTTCAATAATTTGTGGAGATAATTCCGCACCCTCATCAACTATTACAAACGTTCTTTTTTTTATTGGACTATCAACTATGTTTGTTATTCCGTTAGTTCGAAACTGTTTTTGTCTTTTCTTTAGATCCTCAACAAAATATGCTAATACTTCCGTTGCCTCATACACATCACTGGCAACCGCTTTTACCTGTGGTAATCCCATGTAATGGCCAAACTCCATACCACCCTTCAAGTCTAAAATAAAGAACTCAGACTCGTTCTGTTGATTCATAATTAGAGAATAGATCATTTCTTTCAAAAAAACTGTTTTACCAAAACGAGTGACTCCACCTACTAAAAAATGAGGATATTTATCAAAGTCATGATATATAACTCCTTCGTGATTTTGGCCAATTGGAACTTCCCATGTACCAGATCTGACTAAGGTATTATCATAGTTCCATTTTCTTGGTAGCTTGGTGTTAAAAACTCTTATTTTTAAAGACCCGTCATATTCAATGTCAATGTTTTTGTTTAACGCTTCTTCTAATTCTTCTTGTATTTCCTCCACTTTTTTAGACTTTATCCCAAACGGTAAATTGTAAATGTATGTCGTATATTTCCCTGATTCACTTGTAAAAGGCTTTTTGATTAATTTTGGATATTTAGCCTCGTTATCGTTTTGGATACTAATTCGACAATTTTGAAACGTTTTGTCAATAATATCTTGGTCCTTCATCTTTCCTTTTGGAATAAATGCAGACCCTATTACTAATGCAGGAGGTATTAACCATTCAAACATCTATCCACCACCTTTTTTATAAAAATATTTTTTGAACGTGTTCCAGTAAATACAAAATTCCACCAGCCTTTAAGATTTCCAACATTACTTTAACTGTAGTTTCATTAATCTTTATACCGTAGTTTCCTAGTACATGAATTCCTATTAAACTTCCACCTGCCATTCCAGTAGCCATCATGCCGTATATGAATGGGTCCATTCAATCACTCTCCTTATCATTGTTTAGTACAGTGTATGAATGATGTGAAGTTTTAATGTATGTCTATACGAAATATTTTTCACGTAGGAATTCAATTGATATTTGTAGAATTGTTATTTGGGTGAATATAATGAATTTAAAATGTAATTTGGAAGAATTAATAAAAAAAAGTGGATTAAGGAAAGACTTTATTGCAAATAAACTAGGGGTATCAACTAGACAAATTAGAAATTATGAGTTGCAAAAAAACTTCATTCCAATGGATAAAGCAATTATGCTAACAGAATTATTAAATTGTTCCTTGGACGATCTCTATACAAAAATAGAAAATTACTCCAAAAATGAGTGACAGGTAGGGTTTTAAAAGATGAACATAAACATCGCATTGCATTATGTGAATCGAGGTAATAGGAAGCTTAGAAGAGGAGATTTCAAGGTTAATGCTTATAAATATAAAGAGGATCCCATAAAAGAAGCTGTGAGAGTGGCCAAAGAGTGGATTAATCAATTGGTACTTGAGGAACCAGAAATGATTATTGAGAGAGTAGTATATAACCAAGTTCATGATATTACGAATTTAATTAGCTCCCCCTAAGTTATAGGGGACTTCATTTTTAAAAATTTTTATGGATCGATTTAATATTTCAAATTAATTTTTATTTTTAATGTCATTATAAATGTAGTGTACCATTTGCATTGTTCTTAAACCCAAACCAGTTATTATTATTGTATATATTGTAGTAAGTGCAATGGCCATATAGCCGAGTTTGGTTATACTTCCTGTACTTTTTGTAAATCTCACTTTACTCACTCCTTATTAAAAATTATTTATATTTTGTCCTCTAATTTGTGTTCAATTCAAAAAAAATAAATTCTTAAAAGGCTGATGGTATTCGAACTTAACCATATAACTACAAAAAAAATTCCCGGCAGTTAGACCCTAACACCGTTAAAGGGAAGGAGTAGCTAGAGTCTAATGCCAGGGCAGTTGTGTGGAGGTATCCCCCTAAATTTAATTATTTTCAGTTTTCAATAGTATTATTAATTATTTTTTCTAGGGAATAATCCCCTCTTTTTGTTCAAATAAACACCTTAGCAATTAAATCTTATCCTCTATGTGACTGATCAAAGGATGTATACTTAGGATAATTGATTAAATGCTAAGGCAGGTTCGGAAGTGGGGTAACAAAAACACCCATAAATGATTATTTCCAAAATAAATTGTCTTATTCAACATCTTTCTTATAAACCCAACTGATAATTTCTTTAAGTAAAACTCTATCCGATTTTACTTGTTGAACAGTATATGTTTGGCCTTTAACCCATGAAGGTATCGTTTGACCAGTCGCATATTTAGTAGCCGTCTTTTTAACTTTAACCTTTTGGCCCACTTTAAATTCTTTCGATTCTGTTTTTGGTGGACTAGGATTGTTATTGGCTAACTTCACCTTTAAAACTTGTCCCGGATGGATTAAGTCTGACTTTAATCCGTTTAACTTTTTCAATTCTTCAACAGTCATGCCATATTTTTGACTGATTCCCCATAATGTGTCACCATAAACTACTGTATATGTTGAATCGCTGTTATTTTGTTTAGGTGCTGGCTTCGGATTAGATTTTACTGGTTGTCCATCTATTGCCTCAACTAAATCCTTCGCATAAGCTTCATAATTTTTCTTCACGTACTCAATTTCTTTTTTATTTGTGATGAAAGCTAATTCAACAAGTCGATATGCAATTCCACGGTGTGCAAACACATTTAAATTGTATAGATTATCTCGATATGAAAATCCGTTTTGGCCTCTAACCCCTACGTGTTTTTTGACTACATCACGAATACGAAGGTCAATTTCATCTGGTTTGAATGCCTTATGAATAATAACATGGCCATCTTCAGCATCTAAGTTACCGTGGGCATCTAAATGTAATTCAACAATTTGATCATAGCCTTTTATGGTATTCGCTAGTTTAAAAGAATAAAAATCCTTTTCGGTATAAAAGTGCATGTTGGAAGGTGCATGTTTTTTCATGGCAGGAATGAAACTTTCACGAATAAACCCTGCTTCTGTAATACCATTTGCTGAAGCACCGGGATCATAAACACCGCTAGGAGTTAGACCGTGACCTGCTATTACTAGAATTTTAGACAATATAATCCTCTCCTTTCAAAAATAAAAAGCGACTAAATGAATAGTCGCTTACTTCGTTAAACCATGCTTTTGTAATACTTCTTTTTGCTTTTTACCCTTTGAAGTTACATAGTTATTTTTGAACCATGCCCATATTGCTGCGCCAACGGTAATTCCAGTAGAGATTACTTCTCCCCACTCTTCTTGTGTTCCTGGAATAGGATTTAATCCAGTTGCAACTAAAAACTGATTCCCTAAAGCTAGAGTAAGTACAACTGTTCTAACAAATGTTCCTTTGTCCATTCTCATCTATATTTCACCTCCTTAAAAGTTGTTTTTAAGCAAAATAATTAGTGTAATTAAAGCAAAAAGCCATCCGCCCCAATTGCGGATAGCCTCTAAGACCGATAACTTCCCTTCTGTTCTTGCTTTCATTTCCTCGACTTCCTCTTTAATTTTTCCTAATTCTTCTCTTAAGCCATTGTACTTTTTAATAATATTTCTTGTTTCTTGCATTTCATATCTTAAAGCATTTATTTGTTCAAACAATTCCTTATTGGTATACCATTGTTCATTTCCCAATACAGACACTCCTTTTATAATGCAAACAAAAAGAGTCCTTTTGGACTCGTTTAATAATTAGATAGGACTAGATATATAGCGTTTGTGCCTTTGAAAATAAATGTTATCACTTTTAATTACTAAAATATCTATAGGTCCACCACAATTCGAATATTGATTATTAAATTCTAATCCTTTTATAGTTGTTTCAACGTAGTATTCAGAAAATTTAATTGCTTTTTCTAGATTCATTTTTTCGAAATCAGGTGTAATAATTTCGTTTAGTTTTCTAACTAAATCTACATTTCCTCCTTGATAAGAACAAAATTTCTTTTCGCCAATATTTACTCGTTCTGAAATCCAATTTAATTTATTATTGAATATGTGATAAACAAATTGTTCATTTAATTTATAACCCGCTAACCAAAAATCAGTGTTCATTTCAATATAATTTAATTGCATAAATTTTTTAAGTTTAAATTCAACATCATTAATAGTATCTTGAAAATTAATCTCTTTCTTAAAATCTTTAATAATATCTAAAATACTTTTACCTCTGTAATCTGAATCACCATGAAATGCTAGACCAAAATTATTAATATTATGGATTTTTTCCATGTTGTCTGATAAAAAACTTAAACCATTTCCAGTAATTTTAGATAATCTACTGTCTGCTGCAATGACAATTCCATCAGGAACATTAGTTAAAGTAATTATTGTCATACAAATCCCCCCTTTTTTCCATAATTCGACGAAAAGGGGGGATTCCCTTTTTAGCATATAAAAAATAACGCCCTATTCAGCGTTAATTGGTCCGTTCATTATTCTATTAACTACTTCTTGTTTTACTGCATCTTCAATGCCTTTAAAATCAATTAGATTGGCAAATTCCTCGATTGGTACATAGCCGCTTAAATTTATACTTCCATCTTGTGTACGTGCAGTGAAATGCACTTGAATGTTGACGACTTCCCCGGTTTCACGACGTGGAGTGATTTGATTAATTGTGATTCACCATTATTGCTCACCTCCTAACTCGAAGGCTTCATAGACTGAAAAGCAATAATTAGGGATAATACAGCGACTACTATTCCAACTTCTACGGTCATTATCTCACCATCCTTTGAAGCATAAAAAATAGCCCTACTAAGCAGTAGGACTTTCAAGTAATCTCTCGGAAACTTTTTGTCGTACTAGGGTTGTTAATGTTGTAATGGATTCATTCCCAGCATATTCTTCTGGAGTGAGAGGAACATATCCGTTAATATTTATCGTTCTTTCTTGATCATTTCCATTAAAAAATACTTGAACCCCTGATACTTCCCCTTCGTTGTATCGCACGTTGATATTCGTTATTTGGATATTCATTACTCGTCTCCACCTTTCTCAAATTGTTCGCATAGATAATCGTATATATCTGCCTGTGGGCCACTTAGTTCAACATCACAATTAAGTAATATTTCCTTTACAGTTTTCAACATTCCGTGATAATCTCCACCCTCAATAACAATTTCTTCATCATACAATTCTTCTAAATCCTTCTTGAATGCTTCTAAATCTTTGATATCAAACTTGTCGTCAATTACTTTTGGTTCCCCTTTTTCATCCTTGTTGGAATGTTCTTTAGCTAGTTCAATACGTTGATCTTCTACCTCTTTTAATCTTTCACTTAATAATTTGATTAACTTTGTACGGTGCCTGCTTTGTTTACCTTTCAAGGACAAATTAAAAAGCAGGTCAATTGCCTGCCCTAATCTACGGTTTTCTATTTTTAAGATCATGCTATCTTCGCCTCCAAGTCTTGTATTCTATTTTCAAGAAATAATACTTTTTGTTTTAAATATTGGTTTTCCGTTTTTAGCCAATTCACTTCGTCTTCTAAACTCATAAACTTTGAATCTAATTCCTTTACACCTTTTATAGTGTATGCTGAAAGAGCGTATAAATCAAAACTATCTCCGGCTTCACCATGAAGGATTCTAGGCGTTTCGTCTACCATTAAACCGAGTTGCTTAAATGCATCTGGAGAATCGGTTTTTCTTCTATACGTATATATTTTTGCATTACGAATACCTTCTAGTGCACTTTCTCCGAATACTTCAATATCCTTTTTATTTTCCCTAACTGAAGTATCCGTTATAAAGTTACTAGACCGAATTGGTCTATAAGTTGTATTTCCTCCTGCTGCTGTTACCCTAACCTCTCCACTCGGATTAGGACGAAGATAAAGATTGTATCCACCAGCAGCTGCATGTACTTCAAGGGAGTTTGCTAGAACATCTTGTGCTTTAAGATCGTTTGTGGTCCCTAAATCTAATTCCCTATTGATTTTAATAGCTCCACCAGAAGATCCAATCGGTACTTCAATTAATCGAGTCCCACTGACATTATCTAAGTGCCAAATTGCACCGCTAGAAGTAGTACTTTTCGCAATGATATTCCCATATTGATCAAATTCTACGGCACTAGCATTCCTAAATGATAATTTTTCAACATTAGAAATATTTACAGGACCGTATTCATTCTTTATGACAACGGAACTTCCGGAATTTATTGTTCCGATTGTCAACGTCTTACTAGCAAGTAACTCTAAATTTTCATTTGCTTGTATAATTAATGAAACAGGTTGTGTGCTAGGGATGGACTCACCAGAAACTGGTACAAAAGATTGGATAATACCCGTAGGACGTTCTCCATTAGTGCTTTTAGCTGAAAAAAATAGACTTGTTGAAGATATTTTCACAGACTTAGAGAGAGTTGGATCAATCTTTGATGTAGAAGTAGAAACTAACTCCGCATCCTTAAATGCAATCGTATTTGTAGAATTTCCAAAAGCAGCATCATAACCATCAGCACGACTGTGAATATAAGCACCATCAATTTCAATCCCTCTTATCGTACCTGCAGTAATGGTCCCTAAATTACCAGTAATGTCACTTAAAACAGTTACTGCTCCAACTAAATTGATTTTACTTGCTTGTATTTTAATAGTTGTCGCAGTTTGGTTGATTAATGAGGCGATAGTGTTTCCGGTGAAATCTGATGTCTTAACTCGTAAATTAATTTCATTAGAGTGTTGAGTAATAGTCGATTCAGCAGTTGATAATCGTGAATTTATTCCACTTATTGCACCATCCACGTCTTCTGGTGCAGGTGACCAATCGGTTGCTTTATTACCTACCTCAATTTTTATATTTTTCACGTCAATAGAATGTCCCGAAGCTGATAACCCTACAAGAATTAAAATATCTGTGTAATCCTTAGTGAATTTAAACGTTTCACTTACTCTAACCCAGTTACCATTAGAAGGATTTGGTCTATATGGATAGAATATTTCATGAGCCCCATCGGAAGTGTTGTTGCGTAAACCTAAACGAATATTACCCGTTGTAGATGTTCTTATATCCATGGATATAATATACTCTTGATTTAATTCAACAATCTTCTCCCCTACCCATACATATGCGTATCCGTTGCTACTTGTCGTTGTTATACGTGTAAATTTATCCCCCTCATTGGTGATAATTGATTTTGAAGCATTAGACAGGTTTGTAAAATCTTGCTTACTTTTAGAATTTTTTAATAAGTTCCTTCCACCAATCTGTAAACTATCAAATTCATTTCTTGTAACTCTTAAAGCTATTTCATCCGCTTGTACACTTAACTGAGAGCTTAAACTAGAAATTTGTGTATTTACATTACTTAATTGCCCATCTATCTGATTTTTGGTGTAAACATCAGTCGCATTGGCTTTTAAAGCTATTTGTGATGAAGTCTGTTGAATTTCTGTTTCAGCTTGTCCCAACCGAGTAGTTATTGAGTCAAGACTGTTGTTGATGGTGGTCATATCTTGTTGATATGTGGTGGTACTTACTTTGCTAGATATTTCATTGTTCAAAACACTTATTTGAGCTGATTGTTGAGTTATCGTCTCCCCTTGGCTTGTGACTGTGTTCTTTAGACTAGAAAATTGAATATCTAGTGTGTTTCCGTCTAAATATACTTTTGAGCCTAGAATTGTAGTAGTACCTTCGTTAATTTTAGTTACTACTGAAACAATGTTAATCTTTGAACCATCTATATTTGCATTACCTGCAATTTTTTCGTTGGTTACCGCCCCATCAGTAATACCCTCATTGGTTACACCATTTTCATCAACCAATACTGTCTGCCCGTCTGCACCACGAACACGGAATCCATAAACTGATCCATCGCCATTAACATCGCCCAAACTAACTCTCTCGTATAAACTATTGTCAGCTCGATTAGCAAAAACTTGTAATCTGTTTCCTGATAGTTTTAAATGTCCATTTGGTCCTTGTATGGTGACTAATGCTGCATTTAAGATTCCTGCATTAATTTTTGCAGCATTCAAATTGCTTATTTCAGCATCACCAATGGCACCCTCAGCGATTATTCCACTACCAGCAATAATTGCCCCCGCCATAAAGTTATCTGCAGTTAAATTACCCGCTAATAACGTTTCTATTGTTCCAGTTCTAGCAGATAAATTATCAATACTAGCATTTACAGCAGTAAGATCATTTGTATAGATGTTATCTATCCTAGCATTAGTTGCTTCTAAATCGTCTATGTTCGCCTTATTAATCAACGCTTCGTTAATCAATGCCTGTTCATAAACAACTCTCTCCACTTTTCTTGACATAGAACCTGAGCTACTGAAAGTATTTTGATTTTCACTTTCACCTTCTGATTCTATCTCTCCGATTAATCCGCCTTGATAGGAGAGTTTATGTTTCATGATCGGAATTTGAATAATTTCACTGTCAATGGTGGTTAAAGTGACTATATCTCCACATTCTAGTGCTGGATTTCCCTGAAGTTTTACCCAAGTTGGTAAATAAGTGAACCCATTTAACTTATTAAAGACATCCGTTAAAATGGCATCTGTCATAAAAGGATTCTCAAACCTTACCTCACTGCCACCCGCACTTAAAGTCCCTTTAGATAGAATATTTTCACCAACTTGAACAGATAGTTTATCTATTCGATACGGTCTATCCTTTTTCTTGTTGTAGTCGATATAGTGATCGCTATTATAGGTATCTAAAACAGCTGCATAAGATTTAATCGTCAGCTTACCATCTCGATTAAATTTTGCAAATCCACCACATAATTGAGCAATGTAACCCACCATTTCACGATAGGTATATCCTTCTGGTTTTATCATAATTTCGTAGTTTGGAAGTGTTCCTGAGAACTGTATACCTACCTTATTACAAATTTCATTCATTACATTCATAATCGTAGTTGGGTAGGTTAAATTGCTAAAATAAGCTTGTTCTAGCTTGATCATACCGTCAAAGAGTGTGAGACTTACTACATTCTTTTTCCTCTCAACTTGATCGGCATAAAAAACCCCTAGAGGGACGTATTCAACAGCGCCGTTCACGTCTAAACCGATAAACGGCTTAATGGATAATGTTTCAAACACTTCATTAACACCCATTAATGACAAGTTAATAGTAGCGGAAGCAGTACTCCCAATCTCAAAATTGGTTGAGGGGTTGGATGTATCTTCATAGGATAAATCTATAATATGTTCATCAAAATATGTTCTATCTTCAATCTCTATTTTTGCACTGATCATTCTTGAAGGTTGTTTAATAGCATTTTTGAAAGCTTGAGACACATTGTACATATATTCACCCCCTACTTCTCAATAAAATTCATACTTAGGTTTTCCCAAAGTATTTCGTTGCCTTTTATTCGATATACTGGGGATGTACGATCTCCAACATAAAATGTTTTTGTGATAAATGTCCCTTCCATAGGGTCTGGGTATTCTACCGTAAAATAAACATCCTTTACTGATTTTAATAAAGTAGAAACTTCATTCATCTTTAATGGCGGCCATTCACATTCGAGCCTTCTTTTAACAGCAACACGGTCACGGATAAGTTCCCCTTTTGCATTACGATTAGACTCACCATCTAGATCTGAAATAGTTACTTTAAATGAAGAAGGAGTGGCTACTACCACTCCGTTTACTTTGAGCATCGTACCACTCCCTTTATATTTCGATTAATGTTTTACCTGCTTGTCTTTGAGCTTGGTTAATACCTTCAATAATTCTTCTGAAAATGGTTGTTCCCCCAAAATTTATAATAAGTTCAGTGGTTCCTCCACCACCCTCGCCCAATGCATCCTTAATAGCATTGTAAGTTTGTTCATACAATTTACTTTCTGGAGCAACAATCTCACCTTCATTTCGGTTATCACCGATAATCGCGAGTAATGGATTGTTAGCACCTACATATCCACCCTGGGCAAGTTTTGGAATTTTAGGGATACTAAAGCCGAATTTTTTACCACCTATCAAAGGAACCCAATCAGGTACATCGAAACTAATTTTATTGATTCCGCCTATTAAGGCATTTATTCCATCAATAATTAGATTTAATGGGAATTTAACGATTGACCATAATGAATCAAAAACCCCTTTGAAAATATCTTTTACACCATTCCAAGCTTTTTTCCAATTCCCAGTAAAGACACCTGTTATAAAATCAATTAATCCTCCAAATGTTTTTAATACCCCTTTGACTACATCAGATGCAACACCGATTAAAGGTTTAATTACCGATAGAACGGTATTAAAAACAGATTTGAAGGTAGGAGCCAGATTTTTAACAAGCCAATTCACAATAGGGAGAATGAATTTATTCCAAATTTCTAATGCGCTTTTTACTAATTTCGCTACTAAATCAAGTACGAGTTTAATAATCCCTTTCAAATGGTCATTCCAAATTGTTTTAATGAAATTTAATGCACTTGAAATAATAGGTTTTAGTAGGTTTTCCCATAAATTCACAATAATCTCTAGAATGGAATTAGCGAACGTTTGCAATCCCTTAACTATATCTTTTCCGTGAACATCCCAAACTTGTTTGATCGTTTCCCATAAACCTTGTACAATCGAGGTTATTGTACTTTTAATCAAGTTCCATACTTCAATCACTGAATTTCTAAAATCTTCGTTTGTTCTCCAGAGATAAATAATCCCTGCAACCAGAATTCCAATCACTGCAGCAACAGCAAGTATTGGTAAAGATAATCCCGTGAAAACTCCACCTAAACCTTTAAATGCTTTACCAATTCCGTCAACTATATTACTCCAGTTAGAAATAATTTTATAGGCGGCAAATGCTGCAACGATTCCACCAATCCCACTTATAATGATATCTTTATGTTTAGATATAAATTTTGATAGATCATTAAACACTTTTTTAACTTTGTTCGCCATTTGCTGAAATTTTTTAGGCACACTGCTTGTTTCGGAATCAATAGCACCTCCACTAATTGGCGGAAGGACAGGTGAAGCTCCTCCAGAAGATCCTACTCCAGATGAATCTGCAGAACTACTATTTTTAATATTCGTTATTTCATCAAACCCTGCTAATCTAGTAGATTCTTTAGCAGCCTTTTTTGCTGCTTTTGCCGTATCTCCTAAAGCTCCCCCCAGGCTGTTAACAGAGGATGTTTGTTGTTGAACAGCTTTTGCTGTATTCTTTGCCTGCTTCTCAGGTGCCTTTCCAAACAAGGCTTTTGTGAACTGTGCGATAGAATTCATGACACTGGTGATTTTAGTTACCATTGCCGTCAAGGTAGGTAACACGAATTCCCAAATCGGTAAAAATGCCTGTCCAAACGCGGTGCGTAAGTTCCCTAATTGAGCAGTAAATTGTTGTGTCTTTGTTAAAGCATTCTCCGATATCGTGACTCCGTATTTGGATGAGGCTTGTTCTAATATTGCAAAATACCTAATTAACGATTGGGTTTGAAAGTCTAATTGATTCCATGACTTTCCGTTTGCGAATTGTTGGAAAGCTTTAGTGCTTTCTAACAAATTCACATATACGTTAATCCCTAAGTCTTCCACTGCCTCCGTATTCCCTAATAACCCTGAACGAATACGTTCCATTGCATCTTCCATTGATCTTCCGGTTTTACTTGCAATAACAGCGGTAGCTTTAAGTAAGTCCTGTGTATACTTCATGGTTTGTTGGGTATCTTTAGTGAAAGTACTTAAGAGATTGGAATACACCGCACCGTATTGTATAGCCTGTGATTTACTCATGTTATAAGCGGCTGCTTGTGTATTCGCCCAGTCTAAGAATATTTTTGCACTATCCCCCATTAACCGATTTACCTGCCCGATCGCTGCTTCTAATTTCATCGCATCTTGTACTGCAGATTTAATTCCGAGTGCTGTCCCAATTGTGGCTAATGTATTTCGAATGCTATTTGTGGTTTTACTAACATTGTCCTTAAAACTATTTAAAGATTTTTGAACATTTTGTATCTCTCTTTTCATTCCAGAGAAATCAGCGCCACCACGTATTAGAAGGTTTTTAGTAGCCAACCTTTTTCACCTCCCCGCCAAATAGAGCATTAAGTTGCTTTACTTTTTCTAGCATTTGTTCAGCAGTCATTGGTTTTGGCTTCGATAACCTACCTAATATTTTTTCTAGTTTTGGAGGTTTTCGTTTTCCATACATCCATTGAGCTGTCCACAATGCATTTACGTAAGTTAATACTAATTTTTCTTTTGACTCCTCCATCATTTGCTCATTGTAAGCATGAACAATGTCAAAAAAGTCTCTTGGAGTCATCGTAAGAAAATCCGAATAGGAGATTCCCATCTTGGCGGCAGTTTTCAAAGCTTCCTTTTCGAAGTCATATTGATCGTCTATTTCTTCTTTTTTGCCGCCGCTACTCCGTTTTTTACTCCACCATCATCTGGCTGTAACTCCTCAAGGATCTTAGGTAACAATTCCATTGCACCTTTTATCCCTAGATGCTTATCGATTAACTCTGTAGTCTTTTCAAGCGTTAATTCTTTGTCTTCGTGAACGAGACCTACGAAAAATATCAGAGGGATAAAGTCCTCAAAATCTTCATTGTCAAAATCCACTTTCATCAAGCTTTTCCCAGTAATTTTTTTAAATAGTTTTAGTGCTTGAAATCCTAACAATATGTTTCTTGCTTTATCTAATTGAACCGGTATGAAATTCATTCCATTCCACTCCTTCTATTATTTTCAAAATAAAAAAGCCAGGTCTCATGAACCTAGCTTTACACTCCTGTTGTTCCAACTGTTAAGGTTGGTTTTCCACTTACTTTTAATGTCGCTTCAAAACTAACTAAATCTTCTAATTCTGCACCGGTTGAATATCCAGTTACGATTGCACTAAACGACCACTTCGCCCCTAATGCCGGAGGAAACTCGATTGTGTATGAACTAACCGCACCCGATTCAAAATCATCATATAACCCTTGATGTTGGGTTGGATCTAAGTATCCACTTACAGACACTTCACCTGCATCTTTTAAACCTTGAATAAACGTTCTCCATCCGTCACTGGATAACGTGGTTGTTTCGATTGTATCTGCACTTAATTCCAACCCACCAATTGATGTTAATTCTCCAATCTCCGTTGTACCTTTTTTCAACTTTGTCCCTAATGCTTTTTCAGCCATTGTTAGACCTCCTTAAACCAAAATGTAACTTCCCAAATACCTCGGTAAAGTTGTAATTCATGTTCAAATGTTTCTGGTGCTTTTTTAATAGATAAATCTGAAACGTAAATTCCACCTTCACCAATTTCCCTTTTTAAGAAAGTAGAAACAACATCTCCTACTTTTTTTGTTAAATCTTTCATTTCTTCATATGATGAAGCGAGTATGTTTAATAGGTAACTAGCCTCATAGTTGTTTTTGAAGCCATCTAAAGTCTTTAATTGTTCATAGCGACCTAAATAATAAACGAGATAAGGAGGGTCTTTATCCTCAGGGGCATTCGTTGGATAGATTTTATTATAGAGTTCTGTAATTACATTTAGTTCATAACGTAAAGCTTCTTCCACTCAAATCACCCCTTTATTGCCTTATCTATTTGCTTTCCCATTTCCTTAACAATGGTTTGCTCGATTTTGTTTACATTCTCGGTCAATGATCTCTCTAAAAAATGATAACCTGGTACATATCGTCCATTCCTCGTAAAGAATCCGTATTCTTGGGAAGCTGGATAATACCCCGTAACCTTACCCTCTTTATTCTTTTTTTGGAATATATCATTTTTTGCTCGGTCAAAAACAACTTGATAAACTTTTTTCCCTTTGTGTCTAGATCTTTCTCCAACAAGTTTCATTCCTTTTTTTAGCTCACCAGTATCTACTGGAGCGTTTGACCTAGCACTCTTTAAAGCTATATTCATTCCTTTTCTTGCTGCAGGTGTTACGGCTTTTTGAGGAACGTCACCAAGCTTTTTTATACTTCTTTGTAATTCTTTCATTCCCTCAATCTTAAATTTAGCCATTTAATTCAACTCCTTACAAAGGAGCTGAATCTCGACATTTTTTTCTTGAAAATTAATAGGTGGTCCCGCTAATTGAAAATAACGTTCTCCAAACTTAATTCTCATATCTGACCTAATCTTTATATGAGGAAGGAATCGCATATGAATCTTATGGGTCACTTCACTATTTACCTTTTCTGCCGCGTAGAATTCTTTACCGCTAATCGGATAAATACCTGCTCTTGTGCTAATTACATCAATCCAGTTGTTTATCTCTTCACCATATTTGTTTTGAGTACGGGTCTTCTCTTGGATCGTAATTCTGTGTCGGTAGTTACCCGGATTAATTCTAAATTTGGTCATAAAAATTACACCCCCTATAAGTAATTAACGGAGTGCATATCTAAGATTGATTTTACAACAGTGTTTACGTTGTCATTTTCTACTGTAAATGTACGGTTATCATAAAGTTCATTTGATAGTACAAATAAAGCTACTGTTAAATCCTCATGATCATCTACAGTTTTTGTTATCCCGCTTTCGGGATCTGGAGTCAGTGCTAATCCCGTATACGAACTAATATAAGATTTACATGCAGCCAAAATACTTTCAAACAAATGATCATCGACATCATGATAAACGTGAGCGTAATCTTTTAAGTGTTGAATGGTGACCTCACTGATTTTCATCAGCCTTCACCTTCTTTTTTCCCTTGTCTTCATCTTCTTTAATTTCTTCAACATAACCTGCACGTAACAAATCTTTTAAAACAACTTTGTCTTTTATTTCCCTAACCTCTCCAAATGACATCGTAACTTTTCCTGCAAAACTTTTAAGGGCTTTAACTCTCATAAATGTTCACCCCTTTCAATTAAATAAGGTGGGATAAACCCACCTATTAAACACTTGCCATTTGTAATTTAGCAATTTTTTGAGCATTTTCCACTTTGGAATCGATTTCTACATATCCAACTACGCCAATTACGTGTTGAGTGGCATATTTTTCACGAAGAACTTCAATAGATAAATCTTCGGATACTTTTACAGCTAATCCACTCATATCACCGTAATAAATTGCTGTCTTCCCGGCTTCCATTCCTGGCATGTTATCGGTTGTGTACACATCTTTACCAAGTAATGTATAACCCCAACGCGCAGTAGCATCTTTGTTTAGCAAATAATTTCCTTGACCATCCTTTAATTTACGAATGGCTGTACGAGTAGATTTGTTCATGATCCAAATTGCAGGTCCTTGATAAGCATCCGGAACTGATTCTTGTAAATCTATTAATTCATCAGCAGTAATAACTGAAGAACTAGCAGCTGTTACTGATTGTGTTACAGTACTTAACCCTGCTACTTTATCTGCAGTACCATTTAGGAGCTCCTTTTCAATCCAACGTGCCACCTTTTCCGCCATGTCGTTAATAATAAAGCTTACAACATCAAATTGGGAATTGTTGATTAAAGACTTTGATATTTTAGTTAAAACTCCAGCTAAAAATCCTTTTAATTCAATGCTTAAGAATTTTCCACTTGTCGATTCTAAATCGTTAAATTCAGTTGCATATGCCATTGTAATACTTTGAGTAGATTCGTCATAGTATGGAATACTTAAAGTTCCACCTACATTATATCGAGTAGCCAATTGGTAAATAGGGCTAATATCATACACTTTTTTAATGATTTTATTGGCAATAGATGATGGAATGACTGCCCCATTATCACTTTTTGTTAAATTAACATCAGCACGATCTTCCACAATTCCACGAATATAATTTTCAAAAGCTCGCTCTTCAGCTAATGCTCTTTCTTCTGTTTCTGATTTTTTTACAGGATCTTTCTTTTCAAAAGAACGTGCTTCTTCTTCAGCTTTCAATGTTTTATCGATTTTTGTTACTTCCGTTTTGATTTCTTCAAAACGGTTACTTTCTTCATCTGTTAAAGCACGTGTTTCCTCTTTGGCTTTATTCAATATTCCTTCCATTTCATCAAGCAGATTATTACGTTGCTCTAATAAAGAAGGCATGGAGCGATACTCAACTACTGGTTCAGACAATACATTGTAAAATGTCATGATTTGTTTCCACCTTTCATTTTTAAAATTTCTATTTCTTTTTCAAATAAGGAAAAATCCAATTCTCGTTTTTCATGTTGTTCAATTTCAGAGAGAACCTCAATTTCTGCTTTAAAATCTTCAATTCTATTTTCGGTTATGACATTCTCCTCTCCCCTTGCTTCAATAGATGTCGCAATGTAGGCAGGAGTTTTGTCTAAAATCGACACCTCTAATAGATCAATATCTTCGAGAATACGTCTTTGTATGCCGTCTTGACCATCCTCCCACTTGTCTTTTTTGGCAATAAACCCAAAAGACCATCCCCTAAGTTCACCATTTTTAGCTTTTTGTATTACTTCTTCGTCTGATACCGTTGCAATGGCCCTTAAACCGATATTATCTTCATAGAGTTGTAGATTTCCCTCTTTCAGCGAGCCTAATTTTCGGTTTTTGTCGTGGTTAAAACGTAATTCTACGTCATCAGCCTTTTGAATGGCCTTTTCAAAAGTTTTAGGTTTGATTTTTTCTATAAATCTCCCCCTAGGACTCGGTAATACGCGACTTTCCCGATCCACAGCATTCACATACCCATCAAGCAACACCTGATTCCCCCGAATTTCTATTCGCATCTTCCTCACCTCCCTCCAATGTCGAATCTGGATTGTTCATGTCAGCCGTTTTGTTGGTATTAGGCGTGTAAATCGATTTGGTTATAGGGTCATACAAAACATCTTGTAAACCAAGTTTTATAAAGTCCAATCCTAATGGTTCTAAATCTTCTAAATATCGAATTTCATCAATCTGCATAAATCCGTTTTTACTTGCAATTTCATAAGCTTTGAAACGTTTTTCAATATCGCCTTTCAGCAAGTCTTTGGTATCGAAAGCAAAATAAAAAGAACCTTTTTCACTAGGTAGTAAAAGGTCCTTATTTAGTGCCGTTTGAATGGCAGAAAGTATAGGCAAAATACATATTTTTATCCAATTGTTATACACGGTATCATTGGCCGTTCCATCTAAAACAGAAGGAGGAACCAAAAACATTTTGTATATCTCTGATGAGTTAGTCTTTTTATTTTCATTTAACTGCATTTCTACGGAAGTATTTGAAGCTTCTTGGAATTCTACTCCATTATTCAAAACTACAACATTTTCCGAATTGTTCCGATAAAGGTTGTTCCATGCTTCTTTCAGGGCTTTAATTGCATCTTCAGATAACCTAGAATTGCTTTTTAAGAAACCCTTCTTGTTTCCTCCTGTTTTTACTAAAACCTCTTCAAAGATTAATGAATTGTAAACAACGGATAATATTTTATTATTCTCGCTGAGAATTCCCTTACCCGTAACTCCATCCTTAGTTTTTCTAGTAATCTTTAAAAACTCAAAATCCCGATAGGTACGACCATTAACTAAAATATCGTAACTTTTAAATATTGGATCTGAGTTCATATGAATAGATACTTGTCCGTAATCTACATAATGCAGACTAGCAACGTTGTTTCTCTTACGGTTAACGTAAGCATAGCCAGTACCCTTCAACAGATAGTCTGTTACCCATGCTTTTTTAAATTGATAACCGTCTAAAGTATCTCCAGTATCATCATTTAGAAGATTTACGCGATTATCATTAATGGGCAATACCTTTCCTCCCTGTTCTTGATAAAGTAATACCGGTAAGGAAGCTACCGTACTGCTTATTAATTCTACACATGCACTCACTGCGGGAATATTTAATGCTTGTTCTTTTGTTATTTCACCATTTACTATGAGTGCCTTCAGTAATAAATCAGTTGCTTCAGCAATGCTCCTTTTTTCCTTACGATTAAATGGCCACACAATTTCACCTCCTTTAAATTACTTGGGCTCCCCAATCAGCTTCAGGATTCAGCATATCTTGTTGTAATAAATAAACGGCATTAATTAAACTGACTACCATGTCCACTTTTCCTGCAGATTTCTTTTTATTGATGTATTTGTTTAAGTTTGTATCTTCTGTACACTTAGCGTTTTGAAAGTTTATTTCAAGCATTAGATTCTCAAAGTATTTAAACCATTTTTTGAGAATATATTCTTTTAGCAATTTTGTTGGCATGTGTAGAACACTAGAATGTTGTCTGATTTCCACACATTCATATCCTTTGGCTTCAAGTTTTTGAACAGTACTAATCGCGTTGTATCTGTCATAACCGATTTGCATGATCTCAACACCGAATTTTTCTTCAAGAGTTAGGATAAAATCCTCAACAAAACTATAATCAATGACTTCATCTCCGCACTCAAAACACACTCCCTGAGCAATTAATTTATTGTAATCAACGTTTTCCTTCTTACTTTTAATCAACTTCTTATCTTTGGGTATAAATCCCCATACTTTGGCGTATATTTCTCCTTGATGTTCAGTAACCATCGAAACAGACGTATTGTCATCTGTTTGTGATAAGTCCAGTCCTATATAAACTCGTTTTCCCTTCCAAAAATTGAGATTATCAGCAATTTTACACTCTCTAACTTTCGTAATATCAATATAACCTTCAACACCAAGACCTTTGTATTTGATGTTATTGTGCTTACATAAATAGTTTTCTCTCTTATTTTCATAAAGAATCGCCATTGTGCGCATCTCTTTTATTGCTTCAAATACATGAGGTGAGGTAACCGCAACTGGATTAGATTGATAAATCACTAGATCATTGGTTTGCCATTGATCATTAACAAGCAAATCATCATCCGGCTCGTATAATAAAGAAAAACGGCGCTTATTCTCAATAAGGCCGTCTAACGTCTTTTTGGATATGTCAATTTCGTCAATCATAACGTTATTGTCATTCGGATATTGTGTACTAATAATAATTCCTAGTTTATTGAGTAAAGTAATTTGTGATGATCTCATGGCTTCAACTGGATAGCTATCCATAGCACCTGCTTCATCTGCTAAAAAGGCATTTGCTAACTTACCATCCATCCGATCCTCTGAATAAGCTAAAGGAATGTATTCACTGTCAGTCAACAAACATCTTATTTCACTTCGTAAAATCTTAAATACTGATTCATCAGCTAACAAAGGACTAACTTTGATAATTTTTCGAATCGCCAGCTTTAACTCACTCGACAGCTTTAGGTCTGGTGCTACCGAGAAAAAACGAGAAAAGCTAGGTTCTGTCAGTAACAACAAAATAAAAATAACTGCCGAATTGAATGTCTTGTAATTTTTACGACATATCTCCAATACAGCAGTTATGTAATATCGGATATCCTTGTTTTCATCATTTCTTAATTTAGTACAAAAAACAGCAACCATTAGCAACCAAGCATAATCTTCTAACCCTTCATCCATTGGACATTTTAAATCTGGATGAACCATTAATTTTAATAAATTATTTAATTTCTCAAAGGCATGTTCATCAACATACGCTTCTTCATCTTTTCCGTCTGCAATATCTAACCATAATTTTGCTTGTTTCTTAACGTACTTCGGTACTTTTTGATTCTCTTCCTCTACGCACCACATAGCATACTGATAAGCCCTACTTTCCTTTAGTTCCATTCAAGACCTCTAATAGTTTATTCGATGATTTTTCTTCTTGTTTCGGTATGCTACGTAGTGCGGCTGCGATTGTCATTACGTTTTCTTTTTCGATATCCAAGAGCATTTTCCGCTTTGTTTGTATTTGCTTGTCCAAAGCAATTATTTGTTTTTGTAAATCCGTTTTCGTTTTGAAGTACTCCGGTGCATTTATTTCTTGGCTTTGGTATGCTTCTTTAAGTTCAGCCAAATCTTCGTAAATCGAATCACGTTTCCCTTCAAAGTCCTGACATTCCGCAACAATAAGACAATATCGATTGATAATGGTTTCGTAGATTGCGTCATTTTTCTCAATTTTTTTAAGCAACTTATTAATTCTCATAAACTCTTTATGAGCAACTGGATTAGCTTTTACTTCAGGTCGTTCCTTCAATGCAACACCTGTAGCCAAAGCCTTTTCAGCTTCTTCTCTCTGTCTTAATTCTGCTTTCGTTCTATGAGATTTTTTTTCATTTTTTAAAACTACAAACGGTTTTGGAGGTCTTGACATTGAATTCACTTCCTTTCAAAAGTTATTTTGGGAATATTTTATGCGCTGAGGTGGGCACGTGGTGTCACGGAATCACTATTATCGACCTATACCCCTAGGGGGGATATCTAGACTGTGTTCTTGACCTCTTGCTCTTCTGCAATTTCGAATAAGACATCCCTTGGTATCTGATTTGATTCAGCTAATTCATGATGTATACGGCAAAGACTAATTAGATTGTTGTTGTCCAATCTTAAATTATAATCTTCAATGATAGGTACAATGTGGTGGACCTGAACATCGTCAAGGTTATATTGTTTAAACGTGTTATAAAGTTTTCGTATACACACTTGACATAGATGTTTATCTCTTTGTTTAATATGTTCTCTCTTAACCTTCCACGCATTAGTATTTCTAAATCGATCAGCCTTTGAATCTCTTATTCTAGTATCCTTTGGTTTATTAGGGCATTGTTGGTCACGTCTATGGATACGACCACAGTAAGAACATGACTTTAACATCAATGGTTTCTCC